AACTTTGCTTTTGGTAGCTTCCTTTATTGTACTGTGGTCTATTATTATACGCCATCAGGTTCTCCTTATTGTTATACATATTCACTGATTTTTCTTTGTTCGCTAATATACTTAGCTCCAAGAAAAGCATTGAATAGTTCAGTTGTTAATGGCATAGGAGCTATCTCAGGAGCATCAGATTTCTTATCTAATCTTAAACAAAATGCTTCAGAAATCTTTTTTCCTGTTTCTTCTTCATATGCCTTTTGATATGCGTTGGCCTGTAATACGTAGCCAAACGATATAAAGTTACTTGTCTTAATATCAATTAAAACAAGTTTACCTGACTTATCTCTTACGATAAGATCAAGTGTACCTACATAGTTATGTTTTTTACTATAAAGTTTTTTCTCTATCTCTATAGGAACATAACCAGCATCATTCCACCAACCTAAAAACAAGTTCCAACAATTAGTAACTTTGGGATCAGATTGAGGTAGAATTTCTTTTTTATTGAGAAAGTCCTCAATTAAACTATGAACAACACTACCTATCATAGCACCATCTTCTTTTTGATTTTTCGTCTTTTCTCTAGCTTGTTTAAACATTTTATCTAAAGCTAGACGATCAATAGGTTCTTTATTGTTCAATTTTTCCGATATTAAATCTTTAAATTTATACATCGGAGTATTAACAAGCCATTTAGTTAAAGAAGGTTTTAGTAAACCTTGATCTATTATTGTAGTGGCAGAAAAAACTTCTTTCTTATCTACAAAATATCTATGCTCATCATCGTTATAACTAATGACTATTTTTTCCTTATATTTAAGCGGATATTCTTTCCACATATTTGACATTTGTCCTCCTAGTTAGTTTCATATCTATAATTATTCACTACACCATAATATTGTTGTAAAGCAAATAGTTTAGATACGTCTGTTTTAATACCTTTTTCAAATTTATATAAATCATAAACAGTATTAAAATAGATTTTGTTATCTTGAACAACTGCTTCAGCAGTCATTCCTTGCTCTAATCTTAGCAGTTTAAATCTAAGACCAGTCAATTTATTAAATAATTTGGGATTAGGTTTCTTTTTTAAAGTCTCCTCCATACCAATTATTTCATATTTCAGTTTTTCTAAATTTCTCATTAGAAAATTACCGAATGTCCTCTATTTGTCATACAATTTCTGTATATTGTATCACTCTTAGTTTGAGCCTCTGGACTACCTAGCCAAAATACAAAATCAGAAACAAAATTACTATGTTGTTTAGCAATCTGCTCACAATGTTGTAGATCGTTAGTTATCTCAACGGCCTTACTCTCATTAAAAGTTCCGCTTCTTCCAGCAGAATCTATTATAGGAGTAGTTGTACAATTACTCAGTAAAACTGTTACGAGTAAAAGGTATATTGTCTTTCTCATTTTTCCTCTCTAGTTTGTACTCCATTTTATTTTTACATTTAGAATGAATAATGGAGTGATATTCATCTAAATATTTTAAAGTGCCACAACCAGTATTTTTTAATATTCTGTTCATAGCACCAATTCTTTTATCTTTCCAATCTGTTAAAAATTTCATATTATTAAACCTAAAACAAAACCTAGTGCAAAAGATATTATAGAAATAATTATTTCAGTTCTGTAATATAAACTTTTTACAACTAGGTCTTGTTTCCATTTTTTGTTGTTAATAAAGAATCTACCGAAAATTATCATCTTTCAATAAAATCCACAGTTACAACACATTTATAAGAGCCGTGTAAAGTCTCTTCTATAGTTTCAGCAATAGGTAGTACTTTTTTAAAATACATACCATCTTCATCTATAAAATGAGAACTAATTTTAGTCTGCTTAGTTGGCTTCCCATCTTTCCACGTCTTATCTATTCTGCCTATTCTTACTTCATCTACATATATGCTCATAATGATTTACACTCCTCTAATGTATATTTATTTGCAGAAAAGTATTTGTCTCTTTCAATAGGTAAACCTAAAACATTTACTTTTTTCTTAAGTTCATTTAAGTCTACGTATCCTATTTCTTTTTCCCATATTACACATAAACCAAAACCAACATTAGTTTCAGGGTCAAGCTCAGACAGATACCAAGTACCAGCACCGCAAGGATTAAAAAGTTTTGTAACTGCTTTAAATTCTTTAGTGCCGTCCTGTTCTTTATGGTTTGCTATAAGTTTATCTCTTAAAGTTTTAGGAATAGGTTTCATTATTTTCCCTCCTGTTCCGATTTAAAATTAAAAGATAAAAAGTTATTAAGCTCGTCTTTAGTACGGTATTTGTAATTTTTAGTTACATTACCTTCTCTCTGGATAGACGTAATAACTTTATTATTGTTTACAAATAACTCAGGTTTAGCTTCAGAATAATCATTCAAAAAGTCTGTTAAATTTTGACTTTCTGAGTCTGAGTTATATGTTTTTATTCTACCATTTAAGTAGAATGTCGTAGTAACTAGCTTCATAAGTTTCTCCTTTATAGTTAGTTAAGCTGACTATGACTGATTTGCCAAAAAAAGCAAAGGCATTATTATTCAGCAAAATAGCCACTTTTTAGCAAAAAATAGTGTTTTTTTCCTAATTTTTGACGAGTGATTTGCTCGTAATTGTATATATTGAAATGTATGTTCAAATCGGATAAAAAAAATATGAACAGAATTCATAAAGCTGTTCCCTTTCTAGTTAGTGGGTGTGGTTTCCGATTTCCGCACCCACAATTAATCAATCACAGGAGAAAAAATGAAACCAGTTGAAGAAACAACTTTTAATCAAAGAGTTGGAAAAAAAATCAAACAGAGAAGAGTACAATTAGGTTACACACAAAAAAACGTAGGAAAAAATTTGAATGTAACTTTGCAACAAGTACAGAAATATGAAAAAGGTACTAATGGTTGTAGTGGATTTAAAATACTACAACTTGCAGAAATGTTTAAGGTAAATGTTTTATATTTCTATGAAGATAGACCAGATTATACAATCGTAACACACGAAGAAATTTTACAAGATAAAAATCTGAATCTTAGTCCTAAGCATTGGATAGAAAAGAAAAAAGAAGAAGAGCCTTTAGTTCTAACAAAAGAAATGGAGGTTAAATGATTAAAGTAAGAGTAGATAAAATCTGGTTAGGTAAAGTAAGTGTAAGAGATCATATTTACAAAAAAGCATTAAGAAAAAAAGAATCTCTAGGTATAGAACACGGTAACGAATATATGTTTATACCTTACAAAAAACTTAAGAAAGCCAAGCAGTATACAAAGGACACATTCAAGTCAAAATTTAATGATAAAAGTTATAAACTTGTAGATTTTGATTGGAAACCATTTAAACCACAAGATACAAATCAAGGTAATTTATTATGAGCGGAGAAGATTATTTAGATATACCAAAGACTGATGAAACTCAGCAACCAACGCCTGAGGAGCAATATTTTTCAAGATCAAAAAATACTTGGCTTTATGTTTCTGATATGTCAGATATGCACGTTAGAAGAGCTTTCAAAAGACTTTTACGTATGATTAGATTAGGTCAATTAATTGATTTATCTGAATATGAAAAGCCTGACGCTAAATTAACTGATGTAAGAGATCAAGCTGATGCAATAATAAAACATTCTCAATCTATAATTAAAAAGTTAGATGAGATAGATGAAAATAATTAGTTATCTTGAATTTAAACTTAATAAAGAAATGGCTTATGAAAACACTTTTGGGAAAGAAGAAAAAATACAAAAAGAATACGAAGAGTACGTCAAAGAAGAAAAAGAAAAAATTAAGCGGTTACTATCTAGCAGACGGAGTGATAACTTACCAATATGAAGAAGATAGATAAAGAAAGATTTGATAAACTGAAACAAATAGGTTGTATTGCTTGTTCTAAATCAGGAAAATTTTCTGAACCAATAATACATCATATAAGGCATAATACAGGATTATCTTTAAGGCCAGACCATCAAGATACAATCCCTTTATGCCCTGTTCATCATAATATGGGTAATCAATCTATCCATTTAAATAAAAAAAGTTTTGAACATTTGTTTGGAACTGAGATTGAACTTTTGAAGGAAACAAACTTAAAACTAATACAACTAGAAACGGAGCGACAACTATGGACGGTAAAGAAATAAATAAGTTTCACGCCTTACAACTTTTTACAGATACATTTGCGGCAGAAACAGTACACTTAACTAATGAACAAGTAGGAATCTATATAAGATTATTATGTTTCGCTTGGACAAAAAATGCTAAACCTTTTACTACAGAATCAGCATACAGAATATGTCAATGTAATAACAACGATTGTATTAATGAAGTTTCTAAAGTTTTAGCAGAATTTTTTCAATCACACGAAGATGATAAGTGGACACATAAAAGATTAGTACAAGAACACGAATATCTTACTGCAAAATATAAGAAAAGATCAGAAGCTGGTAAAAAAGGAGGTCTTGCTAGAAGCAAAAACGTAGCACCTATACCTATTCCTAGTCCTATACCTAATAGATATATATATGATGCTGGTTTTGAAAAACTTTGGAATTTAGTAAATAAACCAAGAGGCTCTAAAAAGAAAGCTGAAGAAATATTTGGAAAAGTAATAAAATTTATTGATATTCCTTTGGAGGATGTAGCTGAAATATATAATACTCAGATAGACGGCATAGAAACCAAATTTGTGCCACATTTTACAACGTGGTTATCTCAACATAGGTGGGAAAATAACGATTTTGCTCAAGAAACTGTGTCTATTATAAAAAAAATGGAAAATTTAGGATATATCCATATAGATACTCAGCCTAGATTTAACTATTTCAAAAAAGACGGAAAAGAGTATAAGATAGATCGATATGACAAAAATCATATTATTCAAGATATAGATGAGAGCAATTCTAAGAATATTTAGATACGCTAGAAGAAGAATAATAGCATTATCTGTTGAAAACAAAAAATTAAGAGCTAGATTAGAAATTTATCAGGCAATCGTAGAATCTGATGTAGAAACTAAGCAATGAAAAAAAAACAGAAAAAATATCAATTCTATCGTATTGAGTGGCAAGATATTTTTGGCGATGCTGGGCATAGAGATTTTGAACAATTAAGTAATATGAAACCAGCAACTAAAATAACTTATGCTTTTTTATTTAAGAAAGATTCTAAAACAATACACACTTTTGGAACATATGACGTGAAAGACGAAGAGTTTTCAGATTGTAATGTTTTTCCTAGAGGTGTAATAAAATCAATGACAAGGATAAAACTATGAAGATAGAAGAAGTAGATATAAATACAATTAAACCATATAAAAATAATCCTAGAGAGATACCTATTGAGGCAGTAGAAAAAGTTAAGCAATCTATTAAAGAGTTTGGAAATAATCAACCTATAGTAGTAGATAAAGATAATGTTATCGTAGTTGGCCATACAAGATGGAGAGCTTTAAAGAATTTAGGCAAAACTAAGGCGTTTATTGTCAAAAAAGATTTTAATAAATCAGAGGCTATAGCTTATAGGATTATGGATAATAGATCGGGGGAAAATAGTAAATGGGATAAAAGTTTATTAAAACAAGAGATAGATGCACTTAAAGATACTGATTTTAATCTTGATATGACAGGGTTTACTTTCGATGAGCTAGATAAAATTATGGAAAACAATCCTATATTTAAAGCTCCTAATGATATGATTGCTGACATAAATACAGATAGTATTCAAGCTCCTAATTCATCAGTTAAAATGATGCAACTTTTCTTCACTACAGAAACAGAAAAAAAATTTAGAGAAATGGTAAAGGAACTTCAAGAAGAATATAATAAAACCAATGTTACTGATACAGTTTTTACTATTGTTGAAAAAGAATATAAACTGTATAAAGATGAGAAATGAAAACTTTAACAGTAGAACCTATTTTATCAGATGAAGAAGTAAAAAAACTTGAAGGCGAGTTTTTAAGTGAAAGTCATATTAAACACTTACTTACAGAAGATACAATCGTATATAACGAAAAAAAAGAACCACTAGCAGTATTTAGAAAAAATTGTATACCAAGTAATGTTGCTGAACAGGCTTATCATTCTTTAAAAAGAGCAATAGGCAAAACAAGTAATAGAGGTAAAGCTGGAGGAAATTTTAACTTTAAAGTTGGCGATGTTGTAGATGGTTCAGTAGTTGGTAAAGTTTTAGGCGGTAATAGATTTATACCTTTAAAGAAAGATGGAACTTTATCAAATAGTCCTAAATCAAAAAACGTAAACTCCAGCATTATAGGTTATGCTGATAGGTATCCTAGAATACCATATTGTAGACAAACTGCATTTACAGAAAAACATTTCAATACTTATAAACAGGCCTTACCCTACATACAAAGCATATCTAATGTTTTCAAAGAATCTTTACCTGAAAGATGGGAAAATCAAAAAAAACAATGGGATATGACAAGTGATGATTTCAAAATACACGACACAGTATTTACAACTGTTACGGTAAACAAAAATTTTAGAACTGCCGCACATTACGATGCTGGAGATCTTAAAGAAGGTTTTGGAAATTTAGCAGTTCTACAAACAGGAGAATATAAGGGTGCATATACAGTTATACCTAGATATGGGATAGCAGTTGACGTTAGAAACTGTGATTTAGCGTTATTCGATGTACACGAATTACACGGCAATACACCAGCATATTCAACTAAACCTTACGAGAGAATATCAATAATTTGTTATTATAGAGAAAAGATGATAGATTGTGGCACGGCAAATCAAGAGCTTGAACGTATCAAATATGCTAGATAACTTTATATTTAGAAAAAACACCACAGACGAAAACATCATCAAAGAAATTTTAGTCAAAGAAGCATATAGAAAAAAGAAATTAAATTTTCACATAGAACAAGATGATGTGTGGTTAGACGGAGGTTCACATATAGGTATATTTGGACTATATGCGGCTAAGAATGGTTGTAAGAAAGTATATTGTTATGAGCCAGAAACAGAAAATTACGAAATATTACAGAAAAATATACAGACTATTAACAATGAATATCAATCATCTTTAGAAAGCCATAAATACGCCATAAATCAACAAGGTGGTAAACATAAGTTTACTATTGCTCCTAATACTTGGAGGCATTCGTTAATAACACATTATAAAAAACCATTACCAACACTTGAGATAGATTGTATAGGAATAGATGAAGTATTACAGAAACACCCAGATATTAACTGTATTAAGTTAGACATAGAAGGTTCAGAACTCGAAATATTAAAACACGATCATAACTTTAGTAATATAAAAAAACTTGTATTTGAGTATTCTTTCACTAAAAATAGAAAGATGAAGGATTTTTTTGATTGTGCAGAAAAACTATCAAAGTATTTTCACGTAGACATACAAAAAAGTTACTACAACCAAAAACATCAAGGACAACAAGGTTATTGGGGTGGCTTTATAGATTCAATCATATTCTGTATAAGAAAGTAAAAAGGACATAATGGCAAGACCTTTAAAGAAAGTTGACACACAAGCTATAACTAAATTAGCACAATTACATTGCACTTTTGACGAAATTGCAGAATTTTGTAATGTTTCTACAAAGACTTTACAACGTAATTATGTCCACCTTATAAAAAAGGGTCGTGAGATGGGCAAAATTAGTTTAAGAAGAGCGCAGTTTGAAAAAGCACTAGGCGGTAATGTAGTTATGCAAATATGGTTAGGTAAACAACATTTAGATCAGAAAGAAAAAATTGAACAGACAAACTATAATGAACCATTGCCATTAATTATAGAAGCTAAAGATGTCAAAGAAAAAAGGTAACATTTACGGCAAAGTAATATCTTACGAGCCTACTTTTCACAAAACGAGTATTGGACGCAAACCTAGTTTAGCAAAAATGAACAAGCACAAGCGACGTCAATTCAAATTTTACAAAGGTCAAGGTAAATGAACAAACGATCAAGTTTCTATCCTAATGGAGAGTTCATACCTTATCAGATGCCAGATGATTTCAGACCTTCTATGGGCAGAGGTAGTTGTGGTAACTGTGGATTATATTCTAACAAGCACGGCTTTTGTGGTGTGTATCGTACAAAAGGTGTAAGAGATACCTATGTTTGTAATCAATGGCGTCAAAGACATTTTAAAAGATAATGTGTAAATATTTAGTTTTATTGTTATTAACATTCGAAGGAGAGGTTGTTAAAGAGAAACTAGAATTTACTAGACCAATGGACGTTTATGATTGTATGGATTATGGAGCTGACCATAGAGAGAATATAGCAACATATAGCGATGAAAAGAATGCTTGGATATTGAAAGATGGTCGTGGTACTTTTCAAGGTTTCATTTGTGAATAAATTATGTTATTAGCTTTATATGGCTAAATATCGTGGAAGAACTGTAAAACTTAACAAACCTACTAGAGGCGATGTTAAAAAGTTCAAAGTTTTCGTAAGAGATAGAAGAACAGGTAATATAAAAAAAATCAATTTTGGCAGTAAAGAAATGAGTATCAAGAAACACATACCAGCTAGACGTAGATCATTCTTAGCACGTATGGGTGGAGTTCTTAGAAAAGTACGCGGCCAAAAATCGCTTTCTCCAGCTTACTGGTCGATTAGGAGTTGGCGATGAGTTTAAAGATTTCAGATGAAGCTAAAGTACAAATGCCAATGAAAACAGTTGCAAGTTTAATTGTTATAGTTGCTTTGGGAACTATGGGTTACTTTCAGATTGTTGAGAGGCTGAACATAGCTGATACTAGACTTCAATTAATGGAGCAAGATTTAGTAGAAAATACAGAGTTCAGAATTAAATGGCCAAGAGGACAACTAGGTTCATTGCCTGCAGATTCTGAGCAATTTATGATGATAGAGGATCTTTATAAGACAACAGATAAATTAAATGCACATATTGAATCTATGGCTTTAAACAAAGTGAACATTGAGTTTCTTAGAAAACAAATGGACAAAGTTTTAGAAGACATAGAAAAATTAAAAGACGCAAATAGAGAGTTTAAGTATAATGGCAACGGGAAGAGTAACTAAAAAAGTTTTAGATTATATTAGTAAGATAAATAATGAAAACAAAGAAAAGATATTAGGTAAATTATTAAAAAAAGAAGTAAAGATAAATGCAAATGGTTCTAGTAGATATAAAATTAAAGAAGGCAAAAACAAAGGTAAGATAGTATGATTGAGTCTGTGGTAGCTCTCCTTATGTTTATTAACGGAGAAATTAAGGAGCATAGAATACAAGATAATATGGCAGATTGCTTACGTGGTAAACGTGAAGCAGAAAGAGTTTTTAGTGAATCTGTTACATATAAATGTTATAGAGGTAAAGCAGAAACAGAAATTTATTTAGGAGAAAAGTCTATAAAGGCTCTTATATTAGAATGAACAAAGTAGATGCAATAAAGTTATTGGCAGAAGATAAAACTTTCGAAAATGAAGCTAAACATAAAGGGAATAATGATTTAGATATGAAGATAAAAATTTTAGAAAAAGAAGTAGATACTTTAAAAGCAATAATAAATTTGAAAGAGATTGAGTTGACTTCAAAAGATAAAGTTATAGAAGATTTAAAAAAGGAAGCTAAGGATATGTTACTATATCCGTAATTATGACATTAGAGTTAAATATGATTGATTGGATTATTGAAAAGATTGGTAATATCGCTAGAAGTATTTTTCATTGGACTTGGAGAGTACAAACACATAGAAAATATTATGCTCACAGGAAAAAAAAATGAGCTATCTATTAACTGTTGTTATGTGTGCCTATATAGAGGGCAAAACAACTTGTATGCCTCCTTTTAGATTTGAACAATCTTATGTAGATGCTTATAGTTGTATGTTAGACGGATATTCTAAGTCTCACGACAAACTAATTGAATTAGGAAGAGAAGACGTTAATAAGTTTAATATATATATTAAATTCGAATGTAATGAAGATCACTCTAACAAAACCCCAACATCACATATCAACATCGGATAAAAGGTTTCGTGTTTTAGTTTCAGGACGTAGATTTGGTAAAACATATTTGTGTATTACTGAAATGATGAAATATGCAACCAAGATAAAAAAAACAATATGGTATGTAGCTCCAACATTTAAAATGGCTAGAGAGATAGTCTGGTCTAAACTGAAAGAAATGTTACACGAGTTTAATTGGATTGAAAGTATTAATGAATCTAATCTTCAAATAACAATAAAAAAAACAGGCAGTAAAATATCATTAAAAGGGTGTGAAAATTATGATGCACTACGGGGAGTTGGTATTGACTTTCTTATACTTGACGAGTTCGCTGACATAGATGAAAAAGCGTGGACAGAAGTACTCAGAGCTTCTGTTGCTGATACTAGAGGAGATGTCTTGATGTGTGGTTCTCCTAAAGGTTATGGTAATTGGTCTTACAGAATGTATCTTAAAGGACAAGGCGAAGATAGAGAATGGGATAGTTTTCAGTTCACAACATTACAAGGTGGTATGGTTTCTAAAGAAGAATTAGAACAAGCTAAGCAAGATGTAGATATAAGAACATTCAGACAAGAGTTCGAAGGTACATTCGAGAACTATGCTGGAGCAGTCTATTATAATTTTCATCCGATAGAAAATGTCAAACATAGAAACCTTGATATTTCTAAACCACTACACATAGGATTAGACTTTAATGTAGACCCAATGAGTGCTAGTGTTTCACAGATTCATAAAGATGTAATACATTTTATTGATGAAATTGTTATTTATTCTAGTAATACTGATGAAATGGTACAAGAGATAAGAGATAGATATGGTTCAAGACAAAAAATTTTTGTATATCCAGATCCAGCTTGTAGACAACGTAAAACATCTGCTGGTGGTAAAACAGATTTAACTATATTACAAAACGCTGGGTTTACTGTTAAATGCAAGACTAAGCATAGTCCAATAAGAGATAGAATCAATGCCGTTAATTCAAGACTTAAATCAGCAGACGGAAAAAGATATATATATGTTAATCCAACTTGCAAAATTATTGTTCGTGGGTTACAAAGACAAGTATACAAGGAAAATACAAATATTCCTGATAAGGAAGAAGGATTTGATCATATGAACGATAGCATTGGGTATCTCACAGAAATAGTGAAACCTTTAATAGCACAATCAAGACCTTTCAAACCAATAAGATGGACACATAAATAATATGGCATACTCTAGAGACGAAGCATTCAACACACACAAAGATTACCAAACAAGAGTAAACTTATGGGAATATTTTATTAGGTCTTTTAATGGTGGTTACGATTACACAATAGGACAATTTTTAAATAGATATAATTTAGAACTTGACAATGAATATAATCAAAGACTTGGTAACACGCCTTGTGATAATCATTGTAAAAACATTATTCAAATATATTCATCTTTTTTATTTAGAGTAAAAGCAAGTAGAGATTTTGGTTCTATGGCTGACGAGCCTAGTTTAGAATCATTCTTAAGAGACGCAGACTTAGAAGGTAACAATTTTAATTCTGTAATGAAACAGGCTCAAAACTATGCATCAATATATGGTCATTGTTTTTTAATTTTAGATAAACCAAAAGTAACAACAAACACAAGAGCAGAAGAGCTAGATCAAGATATAAGACCTTATATGTCTATTGTTACTCCTGAAAATGTCTTAGACTGGAATTTCAAAAGAGAAATAAATGGTAAGTATTATTTAGACTATCTTAAAGTAAGAGAAGAAGTAGACAAAGATGGTGGTACTTATTTTAGGTTGTGGTTTCCTGATCGTATAGAAACTATTTATGCAAAAGACGATAGAGCAGACCCAACAGTAGTGGATACTGCCGATAACCAGATCGGAAAAATACCAGCAGTTATTTTATATAATTCCAAAAGCCATATGAGAGGTCAAGGAGTTTCCGATTTGGCAGATATTGCAGACCTTCAAAAGGCAATCTATAACGAGCTTTCAGAAATAGAACAATTAATTAGATTAACAAACCACCCTTCATTAGTAAAAACACCTTCAGTAAATGCTAGTGCTGGTGCTGGTGCAGTTATTGAAATACCAGATGATATGGACTCAAACCTTAAACCATATTTACTACAACCTTCAGGACAAAATTTATCAGGACTTATGGAATCTATTAATCATAAAGTAGAAGCGATAAACAGGATAGCACACACAGGAGCAGTAAGAACAACAAGACAAGCAGTTTCATCAGGAATAGCTTTACAAACTGAATTTGAATTATTAAATGCAAGACTTTCAGAAAAGGCAGATAATCTACAAATAGCTGAAGAACAAATATTTAGACTATACGCTTTGTTTCAAAATTCAACTTTTGATGGCGAGATAAATTATCCAGATAGTTTCAACATAAGAGATTATGCAACTGACTTAGCATATTTCCAACAGGCAAAAGCAATTAATATAGAATCTCCTACTTTACAAAAAGAAATAGATAAAGAAATTGCAAGAGCAGTCGTAGACGATGATGAAAAACTAAATACAATTTTTGATGAGATTGACACACAAAAAGAGTTAGGCCAATTTACACAAGACGAAGATCAACAACCAGATGAAGATGTTGAGGAAGAGCAAGTATAATGGATAATGTCTAATATAGTTCAAGATTTTACAGATTACAGAATAAGATCAATAGAAGTTGCAGAAGCTAAATATTACGAAACACTTATTGCAACATTAGACAAAATAGAAAAAGAAGTAGTTTCATTAGTCAATAAAGATTTACCTAAAACAGACGATTTGAAATTATTCAATCTTAAGGCCGCAATAACAGTACAACCAAAGATAAGAGAAATATTAGAAAGAGAATATTTAAGATGGTCTGATACAGTTGTTAGAGAAGGTTTTACAAAACAAGCAAAAAGAATAGAAAGAGCTTTTAGAGAGATAGGTAATATTCCAGCAGAGTTTCAACAACTTACTGAAGCTAATATTTCATTAATACAAAATTTGAAAAGACAATCTTTCACACAATTTAAAGATGTAAGTAATACATTTACTAGACGTATATCAGAAAAAGTTTATCAATATACATTAACAGGAAGCGACCCTATAGAATTAGAAGATGATTTAAGACGTACAATAAATGGTATATATGCCTCTGCTAAAGATGAAGATGTTAATAAGTTAGTTTCAACAATTAAAAAAGATGAAATAAGAATTAGAAAAATAGATAGAAGAACTGCGGCTGGAAGAACTTTAAAAGATAAACTAAATAAAAATATCCAAACATTACAATCTAAATTTGCAAGAGATAGATCAGGAGAGAATATGAAAAGATTTGCTGGCCAAATACTTAACGATTCATTAAGAGAATTTGATGCAACTTTAAATTTATCTAAGGCTCAAGAAGCTGGTTTAAACTACGTTATTTATTTTGGTAATGTGATACCAACAACAAGGCCTTTCTGTAGGCTTGTAAGACAGGGAAAACTTGATATAAGAAAAGGAGGATTATTTACAGTTGATGAAGTAAAGAAACTATGGCGAAGAAGAACGTGGCAAGGCAAAAAAGCTGGAGACCCTTTTATAGTTCGTGGTGGTTATAATTGCAGACATCAATGGAGTTTCGTAAATAAAGATTGGTTTGACACCAATGGAAACATAAAAATATAAGGAGTGAAAATGTCAGAAGAGCAAAAGGTTAGTCAACCGCAAAATGACGTTCAGGAAGCTGAAGTAAAAGAAACTAAAACTGACGAAATCAAAGAAGAGCCTAAGTTTACTCAGGCAGATATGGACAGAGTTGTTCAACAAAGATTAGCGGCAGATAGAGCAAAACAACAAAGAGAGATTGCTGAAATCAAGAAGAAAGAAGAAGATTTAGCAAAAGAAAAACAAATCCAAGAAGCTAAGACTAAGGCAGATTTAGAAAATCTTATGAAAGCTAGAATAGCTGAAAAAGATAAAGAACTAGCTGATTGGAAGGGTAAAGTTAAAACTATTAATGTTGATAACTCAATATTATCTTTAGCTTCTAAAAATAATGCAGTCGCACCAGATCAAGTAGTTTCTTTGATTAAAAACAAAGTAAATTATAATGATGATGGTAGAATAGAAATACTTGATAATAATAATAATATCAGATATAACCCAAAAGGCGAACTACTTACGATTGAAGATTACGTAAAAGAGTTTTTAGATGCTAACCCACATTTCCGTAAAGGGTCTCTGTCTGGAACAGGAAGCCAGTCTAGCATTGAAGGTAAAACTGTAAAACCATTTAACATTCAGGACTTAGATATGAGCAAGGCGGAGGATCGTCAAAAATATGCTGAGTATCGCAAAAAAAGAGATTCTGCTCCTGTTCAGATTAACTTAACAAATAAATAACAAGGTAAACTAAAATGGCAAACGAAAGCACAAGTTCTACACTATCGGAACTATACACAGAGATAGTGGCAGAAGCATTGTTCGTAGC